ATTCAGTCAAAATGGACACCTCTCGCAGAGTAAACATATACTCATTCGGAGGTAGTAAAAAAGCTGAAGACATTCTCTTGGATCGGACCATACTCTCTAAGCATGAAGAGATGTTTGTTCTTTATCTAGCATCTGGTATGGCAGCAGAGGATGCTTATATAAGAGCCTTTCCTACTAAGAATAGGAACTATGCAAAATTAAAGTCTGGACATTTAGTAAAGACTGAAAGGATTAAAACTGCTATGAAAGAAGAATTGAAACCAATATGTGAGGAGCTAGGAATAAGTGAGACCAGTGTCTTATCTGGTATTAAAGATCTCTCTGAAACAAGTCAGAAGGAAGAAACCAAACTCAAAGCATTATTTAAACTCAGCGACATCCTAGATCTCGAGGATAAGAGCCAGACAAAAGTGACGCAGGTCACAGGTGCTCTATTCCAGGGATTTTCAGAAAAGATGTTAGAAGAAGCTGAAAGACCGCAGATAGAAGAATAATGGGTGCTTGGCAAGAAGAGAAGGATGAGTTAGATAAGCAGAAGGCAGTAATATTTGCTGAGTCTCCTTTTGATTTTGAAGAAACTTGGCTTAGACTACCAAGGAAATTGCATGATAAGTTAGGAACTCCTCAAGAATCTGGATTTGTACTTGATGATACTGAAACCAGAGATTTATATAAAGATATTCTTTATGGAAAATATAACACTAAAAGTTATAATCTAGACCAGCAAACTGAGATAGGCAGTGTAACTAGTGAGGGAGAGGTATATGATCCAGAAATGGGGATGTACAAAACTCAGGGAGCTGATGAATTGGCAAGTAAGGAGACATGGGATGTATTAGCTACTCTTATGGGCGGTGATATTAAAATGTTAACTCCAGAGGAATGGAAAACTCTTCCTGATAAATATAAAAATAGAGAGGATGTTTTCCCAGGTCAGGCAAGATGGTGGGCACAACAAACTCCTGATATAGATACTGAAATTATAAATTTTGCTACAAAGGAAGAGCTTGATCATAAAATTAAAGAACTTGTAGAAAGTGGATTTTTAGATGAAGGAGATGTNACTGCTTTAATGATGGGACACTCTTCAGGTATAGGTATGTATGGAGGGGTTAATCCAGAAGAATTAGGAGAAGTTTTAAGAGATAATACGATAGAAGATAAATTTAACAAAGTTCTACTTGGATCTTGTAATATGGGATCAAACCCTATTGCTTGTATGAATCTATCTGAAGCATTTGATGGGACTGTAGTTGAAGGTCAAGGACCTATTGAGGGAGATTGGAGGGAGGGATCTTATAATTGGGGAACTGGAGCAATAGATCCAGATAGTCTTAGAGACCCAAATGCATCTATAGAATCCAGATTTTTTGTAGAAAATGCACCATATGAAAAATATGCATATAGACCTTTTTGGTCTAACCAAGAAAATAAATTTAATATAGATGAAGTAAATTGGGGTGCTTTTGATGCCCCTTAGAATAAGGAGAATAAAATGCCAACAGTAGGTGAGAAGAAGTTTAACTATGATCCAGTAGGAATGTCCAAAGCAAGAAGGGAATCAAATGCGACAGGCAAACCAATGGTACAACAACAGCAACCTAATTATCAAGGTGGCGTTGACCCGAATGCAAGTCCAAATCAAGGGGCAGTAAATAATTTTATGAACCAGAATGCTATTGGTGATCTTGCAGATGGTGGAAATATGAATCCTAATCAGCAAGATGTATCTAAATTGCAGAGTGGTCTTAATTTTCTAAATAAAGGTCGTCCTGGTTATACTCCACTTAAAGTGGATGGTCAGATGGGTCCAAAGACTCGCGGTACTGCAGATATGTATCTTGGTCGCAATCGAAAGGTTTAGTGGCTAATATTAATACTCAAGATGTCTCCAAAGCTGAGGAGGCATTACAGCTTGCTAAATATGATATGATTGCATTTGGTAAGTTATTTTTGCCAGATGACTTTATGCGATCTGAAACTCCCTTCTTTCATTATGAAGTAGCGGATGCAGTTATGAATTATGATTATAGACAGCTTGCAATAGTATTGCCTCGTGGTCATGGTAAGACAGTATTAACTAAATGCAGTATTATGCATGATTTTTGCTTTACTACAGATCCACTATTCTATGGATGGGTGGCAGCATCCAGTAAAATTTCAGTACCAAACTTAGATTATATTAAATATCATATAGAGTTTAACGATAAGGTTCGTTATTACTTTGGTGATTTAAAAGGTAAAAAATGGACGGAGGACGACATTGAACTTAAGAATGGCTGCAAACTCATTTCTAAATCAAACTTATCAGGTATTAGGGGAGGGGCTAAGCTCCATAAGAGATACGATCTTATTGTTCTTGACGATTTTGAAGACGAGAATAATACCATTACGCCAGAGTCTCGTTCTAAAATCTCCAATCTTGTTACGGCTGTTGTCTTCCCTGCCTTGGAACCTAGTACGGGTCGTCTTCGCATCAATGGTACTCCTGTTCATTATGACTCCTTTATCAATAATATTTTGGTTGGTCACGATAGGGCAAAAAAAGAAGGTGCAGAATATAGTTGGAAAGTCATAAGTTATAAGGCTCTCCAGGGTGATGGAACGCCACTTTGGCCTGATTGGTTCGGCAAAGAGGAAATGGAAAGAAAGAAAAAGTTTTATATAGATTCTGGACAGCCACAAAAGTTCTTCCAAGAATATATGATGGAAGTACAAAGTGCAGAAGATGCAATCTTCACTAGAGAGCATATAAAATATTGGGATGGAACTTTTACACATGACGATGAAACAGGGCTATCATATATTACAACCATCGAAGGTGACGTTAAACCAGTCAACGTTTTCGCAGGAGTTGACCCTGCTACGGATTCTGTTAGGAGGGATAGCGATTATAGCGTTCTCATCTTTGTGGCTGTTGACGCTGACAACAATTGCTATGTCCTTGATTATGTTCGCAAGCGGTCGCTACCTGTACTCGGTATACCAGGAGAGAGTAAGAAAGGTATTGTTGACTACATGTTCGACTATAATGGAATATACCACCCCAGTCTTTATACGGTTGAAGACACTACTATGTCGAAACCAATCTTTCAAGCTTTGGTATCGGAAATGCGTAGAAGGAATGACTTCAGTGTTAAGCATATTGCGGAAAAGCCTGGTACGCGTATGTCGAAGCGTGATAGAATACAAGAGATCTTGGCACAAAGGTTCGCAATAAGAAGTATGTATTTAAAGAAAGAACATTATGACTTACAACATGAGATTATAACATTCGGTCCTCGTATGGGACATGATGATGCAATTGACGCTCTTGCATATGCTTGTAAGTATGCACATCCACCAAAACATTTTGGACAGGATGAAAAAGGAAACTATTATAAAAAACAACCTAAAGTAAAAAGCTGGGTTGTAGCTTAGGAGGTAGATATGGCAAAGAATAGACCAAGTATATTAGATATAGCACCAGCAGTACAGGATAAAACTAGGGTTGGTGGACTTATGGAAGATATTGAAGTTCCAGGTGGAGAGTTTGCTGATATAGATATTATGAAAGAACAGATGATAGAAATGGGATTCCCTCTTGGGATGATTAGTGATTTTTTTGAAAAAGCTAAAGAAAATCCTACAAAATACGATGCAGATATAAAGGAAATGACTAAAATGTTGAAATCAAATCCAGAAGCTATGAAGAAGCTTCAAGGTGCTTTTGGCCAACAGACTCCAGGAGGAGAAGGGTATCCAGAAGATCTTGGAGAAGGTATGGGTGATATGGGAGCATTTTAATGGCTAAAGTTACTAAAAAGAAAAGATCTGAACAGGTAAAGCAGCTATATCAGAATTCTAATAATGCTTTCAGGCGTCAGTGGGAGTATATAAATCAGAAAGGTTTTGATTTTTCTAATGATAATCAGCTTACAGATAATGAGAGAGATGCTTTAGAAAGTCAGGGTATGCCTACATTTACTATTAATAGGATTGCTCCTGTTGTAGAGATGTTAAACTTTTATGCAACTGCTAATACTCCTAGATGGCAGGCAGTTGGAGTAGAAGGTAGTGATAGTGATGTTGCTGCTGTTATGGCTGATCTTATGGATTATGTATGGTATGGCTCTGATGGTACTTCTTTATACGCAAATGCAGTAAATGATGCTATTACAAAGAGCTTAGGCTTTCTATTAGTATCTGTTAGTCCAGATTCTGATAATGGAATGGGAGATGTTACAGTAAGTCAACCAGATCCATTTGATATATATGTAGATAATAAATCAAGGGATCTCTTGTTTAGAGATGCTGCTTATATTTTAATTAGGAAGATATTATCTAAAACTCAATTACTTAGTTTATTCCCAGAGTATAAGACCAAGATAAGTAAAGCTCAAGGTGAGTATAATGAGAATTTTGGCTATTCAGAAAAGTCTCTTGGAAAGATGGATCAAAAGGATTTTCATTATAAAGATTTTAATGCAGGGGATGCTTATAAGTCTGATGGAACGCAGGATGATCTTGTAGAACTTTTTGAAGTTTATGAGAAAGTAAAGGTATCCTATATAAATGTCTATCATAAAGTTCCACCTAATAGCGAGCAACTACAACAAATTAAACAACAAACTGAAGTAATGCTACAAGAACTCCAACAGGAGTTGCAAGTTCTTTATGAGGAAGAGGTTACAAGACTTCAAATGGGAATGCAAAGTGGCGAGATATTAGAGTCAAGATTTCAACTTGAAGTACAAAAAGCTCAAAAGAATATGCAGGAACAGCTAAAGTCTGGAGAGCAGGAAATTACTTCCAACCTTCAAGCTCAAGTAGAGAGAATAGAAAATTTAATTATATCGGAAGAAGAATTTAAACTTCTTATTAAAGAGAAGAGATTTTCTGAAAATGTAGTAGATACTATACAATTTTTTAATACAAGGATAAAACAAACCGTTGTAGCTGGTGATCAAGTTCTGTTTGAAACAGTTATGCCAGATTCTATTACAGAATATCCAATTGTACCTTTTCATTATAAATGGACTGGTACTTGCCTTCCCCTATCTGCAGTTGCTCCACTTATAGGAAAACAAAGAGAAATTAATAAAGCACATCAATTAATGGTTCATAATGCCTCTCTTGGTAGTAGCTTAAGATGGTTGCATGAAGAGGGTTCAATTGATGCTGAATATTGGGAGCGTTATTCTAGTGCTCCTGGAGCCCTATTACCAATACGGCCAGGGTCTACTCCTCCGACCCCAGTCATGCCTGCCCCACTAAGTAACGCCTTTTTTGGCGTAGTACAAGAGGGTAAGACTGATATGGAATACCTTGCTGGGATTTATTCCTCTATGCAGGGTGATGCAAGTCAGGCAGCAGAAACATATAGGGGGATGATGGCCCTGGACGAATATGGAACTAGGCGTGTGAAACAATGGCTTAAGAATTCTATAGAACCTGCTCTTAGACAGATTGGTAGGGTTATTATGGAGTTTTCTCAAACTGTATACACAGCAGAAAAGAGATTTAGAATTGTACAACCTTCAGGACTCCAGGAACAAAGAGAAGTTCAAATTAATATACCTATATATAACGATATGGGGCAGGCTATTGGTAAGTCTATGGATATAAACGCTCATAAATATGATATAAGAGTAGTAGCTGGTTCTACAATGCCAGTTAATAGATGGGCATATTTAGAGGAATTAAAACAATTATTACAACTAGGAGTTGTAGATGATATTGCAGTCTTGGCTGAAACAGATCTTAGAAATAAGCCTGGTATAGCACAAAGAAAGAGCCAGTATGCTCAAATGCAGTCTCAGATACAGCAAATGGAGGAATCACTTAAGGATAAAGAAGGAACAATTGAAACTCTTCAGAGGCAGGTTGTTCAGGCAGGAATTAAAGGAAAAATTCAGGAAGCTGGTGTAGAGATAGCTAAAAAGAAGAATGAACTTAAGAGCCAGCTTCAAGATACCTATAATGAAACTGAAGGAAAACAAAAATTATTAAGAAATGCAATGGCTAATAGTGCTGACAATCAGAAAGCTAGAGTTAAAATGGCTGCTGATAACCAAATCAAACAAAATGGTTTGCAAAGTACTGAAGAGTCTTCTTAATATAAGTAGTTGTTATTATTAAATATAAGGAATAAACATGGAAGAAAATACGGGTAACTCAACACCAGACACACAGCAAGATGCTGTAGCTGGTGTATTTGACTCCCAAGACACATTCTTCGACGACCTCGAACAAGAGGTTAATGGACAGGTCTATGATGGACCTGCTCAGGAGAACAGTCAGGTGAGTAATGTTGGTAGCCCTAATCAGGCAACCTATCAGCAGGAAAATCAAGACGTTCAAAAAGCGATTGATTGGGAAACGAGATATAAGGACTCAAGCAGAGAAGCTCAAAGAATGGCTGGTGAATTAAAGCAGCTGAGACCATTTGCTCCTGTACTCAATGCAATGCGTAAAGATGGCGGACTAGTTGATCATGTTAGGGATTATTTCCAACAAGGCGGACAAAAAGCTAAAACTATGAAGGAAGCATTCAATTTGGATGAAGATTTTGTATTTGATGCTAATGATGCGATGGAAAATCCAACCTCTGATTCTGGTAAAGTATTTAATGCATACATTGACAGGATGGTTAAACATCGTGTTGGTGAGGCGGCTAATCGTCAAAACCAAGCTACACAACAACGAATAGCTACTGCACAGAAAATACGTGAAGAAAGAGAGTTTAAAGAAAAACATCAAATGTCTGACGAAAACTATGCTGAAATGGTTAAAAAAGCCAAGGATTACAAATTAACTTTAGATGATATTAATGTCTTAGTTAATCGTGACCAGGCTAATGCTAACGTAGCAGATGCAACCAAGCAGGATATGTTAAATCAGATGAAGAATGTTAGGAACATGCCAACTACCGCAAGTGGGGCGAACAGTGCACCAGATAATCAAAATCCAGATGATGGAATCTTTGATTCGCTGTTAGGCACTGATTCGGAGTTAGATAACCTGTTTGGCTAGTTAGATACTAACAGGCCATACGGATAAATAAGAAAGGAAGGTTAGCTTTATGGCTGATTCGTTTAATCTAAGTACGTATACGGATCAAGGTATAGGTTCTTCCGATTCTACTAACTATAGTAACCCAAGATATGGGCCAGATCTCGATACTGGCGATCTTAGACGAAAGTTTAATTTCGGTGATCGAGTTTCTGAGCTAGCATTAGCACAAGACCCATTCTTTCGGTTTGTTAGTAAAGTTTCGAAGAAACCAACCGATGATCCGCGTTTTAAGTTCACTGAAAGGCGAGGCTCCTGGTCAAAGCGTTATGCTTATCCAACAGCTTACTCACATGATGATACTACATATGATGTAGATGGTGCATTATCAAGTGATGTAAAAGGTGCTATGGATACTGCAGGAGACACGTTTTATGTGAAAATGGCAGGCGATTACTTAACAGAAGGAAATGTATCAAATGTGTTTAATCAGACTAATACCGATGCAATTATCGGTGGTGCTGGAACACAGCCCAACTTCTATATGGAAGGGCAATTGATCAAACTACCAATAGCAAATGTTGTTAGTAGTGCTCCTGTTGATTATTGTATCGCTAAAATCTCAACTGTAACACTATCTGGTGCTTATAGTGCCGCTACTCAAGCTGGACATGAGTATGCAAAACTAAAATGTAAGGTAATCAAACCTGCATCAACTGCAACGGGCAATTATTTTGCTCCTCGTGTAGCTGCTGCTGGGTCTGCTGAAAATACATTTGGTATTGCTACCCATTATCTAGCAGGTGCTGTAACTACTCAGACAAATGAGGGCGTTGGTGCAGCTCAGTCTGTTTTGGATAGTATGAGATCATACATTGTAGGTAGCTCATTTGGTGAAGGAACTGGTTATCCAGAAACTTGGAAAGACCAACCCTTTATCACTGGCTATGGACAAACACAGATCTGGAAAACTAGTATGGCAATGAGTAATACTGCTCGTGCTACACAGCTCCGTTACGAGCCAAATGAATGGCAACGTATCTGGAAAGAAAAGCTGATTGAGCACAAGTGGGATATTGAACAGTCTTTATTGTTCGGCTCACAATACTCAGATTCAGATGGTGTTGGACATACTCAGGGTGCAGTTGACTACATCGTTAACAATGGTAATATCTTTAGTTGGTCTACGTCTAAAAACACAGATGACTTTCTAGATGATATGTCAAACTACTTGGATCCACGTTATAATAACTCAAGTGCAACAGTTTATTTCTGTTCAACTGATGTTTATAACTGGTTCCATAAATTAGGTGGATATGCCTTGCAGAACTTAAAGACTGATGGTCTTGGAGCTTCTGTTGGTAAATACTATACATCTGATTTAGCTGTAGCTGGNCGTAAGAAAGTTCTAGGTTTGGATTCTACAACTGTTAACACCGTTCANGGTGATATCAATGTAGTGCGTAATATCCACTTAGATGGTACCAGTGTTAAGATCCTTGGTATAAACATGAACTATTGTAAGTATCGTCCTCTAGCAGGCAACGGTATCAACAGAGANACTTCTGTTTACGTCGGAGTTCAGACGTTAGAAAACAGNGGTGTTGACCGTCGAGTTGATCAAATCTTAACAGAAGCTGGTATGGAATGGTCAATGCCTGAATGCCACGCTATCTGGAAATAAGGGGGTTAAGTTATGGCTAATCCATTTTATGGACAGAATAAAGCAGACGATGCAGTTGATTGGGCGAAGAATGCATGCAGTGGTGATGCTTTTGGTACAGTAGAAGTTGCTGGGGATAATGAGCAATATGGTATTGCTGCTAATCCTATGAGTAAATCAGACCTTAACAGAACTATTGTTAGTGGTCACGCTAATGGTATCGATTTGTTTCTTCCAGCAGTTTCTGCTTCAGATGCAGGAATGTGGTTGAAAGTCGCATTTGGTGCTACTTCTAGCGGTGCTTCTAGTATAATAACTGCAGCTACTGGAGATTTGTTAGTGGGAAGTGTTTTCTTAAAGCCTGATGCAGATGGTGCAACAACACCTGTGTATTTTGCGGCTGATGGAAGTGACGACCTAATAATAACTCTTAATGGTGGAACTACAGGCGGCAAGATAGGAAGTAAACTTTTCCTACAGGTCAATAAAGATGGTTATTGGAATGTAGAAGGTTTTCTTGTTGGAACTGCTGCTTTAGCTACTCCATTTAGTTAAACTGCAAAGCTGATTAATCTACCCCTGGATTCTACCTTAGGTTCAATCTGGGGGTGGGTTATGATTAGGGAGATTTAATGGCAACTTGGAATGACCTAATAAATGATAGATTAGGTACCTTTACAATAGCTGCAGATGCTGGTGCAATAGCTGATGCTACTGGTGTAGATATGTTTCTAAATGATGGGGTGAAGGATATAATTGAGCAATGTAGAACATACAAACCTCAATTACTTCCTCTATTTACAGCTACTACAACTCAGGCTGGCGATAATACATATCCATCTACAACTAATATAGATATATTAAGAGTTACAGCTACAACTAGTAGTGTGGAGTACTTTGCAAGATATGTTAGCTCTGAAGAGATGGTGAAAGCAGCAATATCTGGTAGTATTCACGCAGCTACTTCAGAAGACCCTGTTTGGAGTGTATTAGATAGTATTGTTACAGTACTTCCAGCTGATGCTACTAATTATAAATTTACACAGGTAACCGCAGGAACTGTGGATGCTGATGCTGCTACAGGTACAAGTAATCCAAGTAATTTTCCAACAGATCTACATTATCTTCTTGCTATATATGGGGCTATTAAAGTATTACAGTATATAGCAGCTACTAAAGCTAAAGATGCTTCTACTAATATTGCTACTGCAGTAACTAAAATAGGTGAATTATCAAGTGCTACTGCAAATGCAGCTGATTTAGCTGATATTCAAGATGCCTTAGATAAGGCTGAGAAATTAATTGATACTGCTGCAGTTGGTGGTGATTCTGTGCCACAAACAGCACAATATTGGCTTTTAGATGAGGACACAGATATGGTTAGCTCAACAGTTAGTGTTGCAGCTCAGGAAATATCTAGAGCCAGCACAATAATGTCTGCTATGGATAAAAAGACTGGTATAACAAAAAGTTACACAGAAACTGTTGATATTTTAATAAAGGCTATTCAGGGTATTTTAACTGTAGCTTCTTCACTTCAAGGAGAGTATATGGCATTTTTCAAAAAAGAGGAAAAGGGAGGTGAAGGTGAAGCTTAAGGAGATGATAGAACTTGTAAAACAACATCATCCTGGTATGGGTAATACTGAGATAGCAAAACTTTTAAATAGAGCTATGGATGATTTTTCTCACGAGACAAGAATAGTAAAAGATTTATATGAATTTGATTTAGTAAAAAACCAGAGGTATTATAAGTTAAATCCTAATATTATAGAGATAACTGAAGTACATTATGATTCTGGTAGTGCTAAAGGTAAAAAAATACCAATGCTAACTGGTGGTAGACCAGTAGAAAAGGATATAACGTAATGGCTGTACAACCAACCTATCCACATGATATAACAAAACTTTATGTATGGTGGGTAGATCGTAGACAGATTGCAATTGCCTATCACGATTTAGACGATGGTAATAGTGGTTATAATGGAGAGTTTCTATCTCCAATAGTAGGTTATGATGCAAAGATTGTTGATACCAGTATAGCTTTTAATGATGGTGGAGGTGGAGGTGGAACAGATCTTATAACTGATGCTAATAATAACTTTTTAAATGCTGGCTTTGAAGCTCTTCAGGAGATAACTGTATCTGGGAGTGCTAGTAATAATATTACAGGAACTATAACAGCAGTTACAGCTGGACAGATAACTATGGCTGATGCAACACTAAACTCAACTGAATCTGCTGGAGAACAGGTAGCTATTGTATCTGGTACTGGTGTTACTGTTAGAATGTATGTTACTAAGAGGGCTGAAGTTTTAGATAAGTCTTCAGAATTTGAGTCTAGTGGACAATTTATTACATCAAGTTTAGATGATGAACCAGAGTTTCCAGAACAATTCCATGAAGCTTTAGTACATAATGCTATTGCTAAAGGATATGAAATGATTCCATCTAAAGAATCCTTTACTGCCGCTGCATATTGGTATGCTAAATATTTTGAGTTCTTAAAGAAAGGCAAGGCTTTTGCTGATAATAATCAAGTGTATGGATCTAGGAAGGTTATGGTTAATCCAACTATAGGAATAATATAGTGAGAAAGATTGTACTCGGTAAAGACATTGCAGTGCTTAGTAATTTGCATATAGCTATGCCAGCTATTTCAACTGCAATAACTGCTGTTAGTTTTGATATTGTAAACTTTGGAGGAGGATCCTCATTCATTGAAATATCAACCCAAAAATTTACAAAATCTAATCACAAATTTAATCAGATGGAGAGAGTAAAATCTCCAAGTAAGCTTTATCAAACAGGTAATGTTGCTGATCTTGTTAAAAATAGAAGAGGTTTAGCAGGAAAGGTTACAAATAATGCACATCTTACAGACCCTGGTACAGTTCCTCCAGTTGGGGTTAATGGGCTTATATGGAATAGGATGATTCTTGATAAATGGGATGAAGAAGATCGTAAGTGGGAGGACATAGGTCTCTAATGGCTACTTTAACAGATAAAACAGTTGCGAATACATATGATCAATTATGGTTTAGAGGTGCTACAGAGCCAGGGGCTACTGATAATGCAGTTCAGGTACTGACAACAGAAAATGATGGTACTGATGATTTAGCAACTCCTCTTTATTTAGGTACTGCTAGGATTGGAATAGGTACATCTAGTCCTACAGTAGAGCTTGATGTAGTTGGTGCTATGAAGGTAGATAGTACGACTTTGGTTGTTAATGCTGTAGGATATACAGATAGAGTTGGTATTGGGACTGCTACACCAGCTTATCTAACCCACATAAAGGGAGTTGAAACTGGAGAAGGTACTGCATTAGGACAATTAGCAATACAGTCTTCTACAGTTTATGGCTCTACACCTGACGCTGGAATTATATTCATTAATGAACATACTACTGGTTCGCAGGCAATTATGGGTGGGATTAAGGTAACTAAATCTAACACTGGTGATGGAGATTTAGATAGTACTATGACTCTTCAAGTCCGTAAACATGGGGCTGTAGCTTTTGATGCTTTAACGATAAATGAGGATGGTAAAGTCGGTATTGGGACTGATACACCAGGTAATAATTTAGAAGTGAAATCTGTTACTGGTTCAAATGCTTATATAAGAGTTAATACTACAGATTCTGATGATAGTACTTCAGATGCTGGTATTTTACTTGCAGAAGCTGGAACAAATAAGTGGAATCTATATAATGATGGAAGTGATAGTGACAAATTAAAACTAAACGACAAGGATGGTGATACTTGGATTACAATATTGCAAGATACTGGCAATGTCGGTATTGGGACTACTTCACCAGACTCCTTATTACATATATCGGGGACTTCCAGTGATACTGATTGGGATGACCATGCAGTTATATCTAGTACTACTCCAAGCCTTCTTATAGCCAATAGCACTAATACGGCAGATACATTTTCTAGTATGCAGATGAACGCTAAGGAGGCTAGTAATTGGCAGAGTTTTGCAATAATTAGTCAAGCTACAACTGCAGGAACTAGTTTGAGAGGAACTTATTCCCCAAAAGTATATTTTGCTCAAAGAGTTGCTGCATCAGGTGAGAATACTATGGTAGCAGCAATGACTATAGATGAAGATGCCAAGGTCGGTATTGGGACTTCTTCACCAGATAGTCAATTAGATATAGAGGGTTCTAGTAGTACAACATTATCTTCAAGGCAAGGAGCTTCAGCAAGTTTAGCTGGTGCAGGGAATGTTTTAAGAATTGCAAATACATCGGCAACAACTGGTGGATACTCTGCTTTAGAACTTGTAGCCAAAGAAGGTGGTGGAGGCGGTATTAATTGTACTGCATATATAGCTGGAATGTCTGTTGCGGGAGAACATGAGGCAGAACTTCATTTTGGTAGAAGAAATGCATCAGGTACTTCTACCACTTCTATGATGATTGACAAAGCTGGCAATGTCGGTATTGGGACTGAATCACCTGAAGCACCTTTACATGTAATTGGGGCAAATGTTGGTGCTGTAACCCTAGATACAGAAGCAGATGACTTTTGTATAGAAAATACTACTACTCCAGGTATGACAATCTTAGGGAATAACAATGCAACGGGTTCAATATTCTTTGGTTTTGAGGATGATTCTAATATAGGTAGGATTCAATATGACCATAGTGCCAATAAGATGACTTTTACAACTAACAATGATAAGACAGTATCAATAGACAATGCTGGCAATGTCGGTATTGGGACTGATNCACCAGATACATCGCTACACGTCAAACAAGTTGCAACTGGTCAAATAATGCAACTTGAGTGTGTAAATGGAACAACAAATACTGCTGGCCCAACTTTAATTTTAGAAAGAAGTTATAATGGCGATGGAGTTGATAATGGTAAATTGGGTGTAATACAATTTAATGGCCCAGATGATGGTACTCCAACTATCCAGGAATGGGCAAGTATACGAGCTAATATCAATGATGCATCAAGTGATACTGAAGATGGTACTTTAGATTTTTATAATACAATAAATGCTACAGAAACGCTTGTTATGACATTAGATGCTGGCAAAGTCGGTATTGGGACTGCTTCACCAATAAGTCCTTTGGAAATATGGTCAGCGTCAGGTGGACATGCTTTCCTTAATATTTGGTGTCAAAACAGTGTATCAGGTGACCCAGTTATAAGGTTTGGAGGAAGGAATGACACATCAACAGCAGCTGTAACTGACCTAGATTGGGGTATTGGACTTGATAGGGGTGCAAATAAATTAGCATTTCTTTACGATGCCAGTAATGGCGTTACTGAAGCTGCAAGCGACCAGCTTATGGTTATAGATTCTTCTGGCGATGTCGGGATTGGGGCTGCTGCACCAGCTACTAATCTTCATATATATAAGGATATTGGAACTACAAGTGGAAGTTTAACCCAGATAAGGACTGAGCAGGATACAGATGCTGATAGCACTTCAACTGACATAGGCGTGTATTATCACGCTACTCAATTTGATACAAATGCTACTGGAGTATCTTTTATAAAGCTAGAATCGTCAGACAATCAGCCGATGTACTTCTGGCTTGATGATGGTGATGAATTTAGAGCAAGTTCTTCCATAGGAAATATTGGAACTACAACTGGACAGGACACTGATGAAGTTATGTCAGATGAAAGATTGAAGAATATAAGTAGTGAAGACTTTCCATATGGATTGAAAGAAATATTGGAATTAAAGCCAATCTCTTATACTTTAAAAGATAGTAGTAATACCAAGAATAGGCTTGGACTTGGGGCACAGACCTCTAAGAAAATAGTCCCAGAACTTGTTGGAGATTCAGGTCAATGTATAGACGGGTATAAAAAAGTTAAGAAGGATGATGGTAAAGGGAATCTAGTTTGGGAACATGAAGCTATTGGTGATGAGTCTGATACTAAGCTTTCCATGAAGTACTATCAAGTTATTCCAATACTTATAAANGCANTNCAAGAATTATCAGCAGAAGTGGAGAAGTTAAAGAATGGCTAAGACTTTAAATAGTGCTCTAAGTTCAATATATGATAGATTCGTGTTTACTGGATCTACAAGAAGTGAGTTCTACTATACTGGTGGTATAGGGGGAGATGATACTAAGGTAACTGCTCTGCAATTAACCACTCTAAAGAATGTAGATGATGAGGCTGTACTTACTACAGACTCTTCTCAAGATGCTTCTTTTGCTAATGATGTGAAACTTTTAAGTGATGCTTCAGTTCTTAACTTTGGAGCTCATAATGATGTTAAGCTAACTCATGTTCACAATACTGGACTTTTACTTTCACAAGATGGCTCTGGTAGTATTCCTGTACTACAGATTAGAGAGGCAGGACTTGCTATAAGTTCTTCTACAAGCGGACAATTAGATATAGATGCAGGTACAGAATTGGAACTTGGAGCTCCAACTATAGATATCAATGCTAGTACAGCCTGTGAGATAGATAATACTAATACTACCAATGGAGTTAAGGTTGGTGTAAATACAGATGGTGGTAAGGTATTTATAGGGCATACTACATCAGAGACTACTGTTAATGATAATCTAACTGTTACAGGTACAGTTACTGCAAATAGTACTGTTGTATTAAATGATCATGCTACGGTTGCTGTAAATAAACAATTAAAGTTTGGAGATGGTGCTCAACATATTGCAACTGATAATACTGATCTTACTATTACTACTGATACTGATCTTCTTATATCAGCAGTTAAAGTCGGTATTGGAACTACTGAACCAGAAAAGAAACTTCATATAGCACATGATTCTAGTACAATAGAATATCCACTTATGGTAGGGAACCCTAATCAGACTGCTGGTGCACGAACTGGTATATTATTTGAAGTTTATGACCAAGAGGCTAGTATTGAAGTGGAACGTGAT